GACGCCGGGAGAGAAGACGAGTTAAAAACAGACAAGATACCTCTGAAAGATCGCTACATGTGGGTTCTTGACAATGAAGAGATTATAGTTGCGTACGCAGAAAATCCTAAGTTGAACCAAGGGTGGATGAAGGCAGATAAGCCCTGGCAGTTTATTGCTGCATGCTTTGAGATGTTGAAATTGAGACAGCATCAAATGGGTGATTTCGAGGACTTCTCTTATGAATCAGGATTAGAAGCATATCTTGACGGTTTGTAATGGGGCCGTCGTTAAACTGTGTGAATTCGGTGAACACCCCACGTGGGCAATACCGAGCCAAAGCTACGCAAATAGCGTTTCTAGGTGTAACGACTATCCCGAAAGGGAGTACACTCAAGTGAGTGGAAGCGCACAGCAGCTGTAAAAGGCTGAAGATATAGTCTAATCTACATGGTAACATGTAGCAGCTTGGCGGCTAAACATAAGGAATAGAAATGATTTGGAAATTAATTGAAGGCAAGTATGAAGTATCGAATACAGGGCTTATTAGGAACAGCGAAACGCTTCAAATAATTAGGCCAAGAATAGATAAATACGGCTATCTCATAATAACCTTGTGGACAAATAACATAGCTGCTACTAGGAAAGTGCACAGACTTGTGGCACTGGCATTTTTGGCAAATCCCAATCAGCTCGCTACTGTTAATCACAAGGATGGGGAAAAGACAAATAACCACAATACTAACTTAGAGTGGATGAGCGCAGGTGACAATATGCGTCACGGTTTCCAAACAGGCCTCCACTCTGTAGGAGAAGGCAGAAAAGCAGGTAGAAAAGTAAAATTATGTGATGCAGATATACCGGTGATCCGCGCAATGATTAAAGAGGGGATGGGGAATACTGCCATTGGAAAAGAATTCGGAGTGTCTTGCGGATGCATTTACTCTATAAAAATGCAAAAATCCTGGACACACATTTAATAGACTTGCCGCCAAGCGGTCTAGAATTAACGACTCTAGGCGAATATTTTAATGTCCAACAACGGAAGTCAACATCTATCGGCTTTGATGCTAGATGAGGAGACGGCACCACATGTGAACTTAGTGCCCTCAGATCTTCCGGGCGACCTTTATATGTTTGTCGCATACCACATGTGGGCTGAACTTGAGAAAGAAGTCAGTGAAATGACTTCAAGGACTAAGAAGAGTCTGGACAAATGCATTGATACCCTCATCGAAATGAAGAAGCAGATCAATGCAACAGAAGCTAAGAGCGAGCAACGCCAAAAGCTTATTGAGATCTATAAGAATTACAAGCTGAAAAACAAGGAGATCATTAAAAGGGCTGCTCCGGTCTTCTGGTTGAGAGTCAACGAAGATAAGCAAAAAAGAAAGATATGCAAGAGAGGTGTAATGACTCTCCCGTACGGCTCTAAGCCTTATGGTCTGGGAGAGCAAGTAATAAATGACTCTCGCAAACACGGCATTGAGTTATTAACTTACATGGAACACACTTGGGGTGCTTATTTCGGAAGAGATCTTTTCAGAGTTTGTATGGATTGTCTTAAAAAGCCGATGCGTCTACTCTCAACATTTGAGCAAGCGGGCAAAGCAGCGGAACAACGCGGTGAGTTCCTGTCCTGGACTGTTCCAATAACCAACTTTCCTGTAGTGCAGCATTACATTGAAGGCGAAGTTAAGAAGACTTGGGTGCAATACGGAGCGCCTAAAGGCAAGAGATTGAACACAGGGTACTACGAGAATACGTACCAACTGATGATCTCTTATCTGGAGCAGCCAAAGCCCTCTAAAAATAAGCAATCTCAAGGTGCCGCACCGAACATAATTCACAGCCTTGATGCGGGCCATCTCATACTGACAGTCTGCAGAGCGCCATTCCCGGTGACAACAGTCCATGATTCCTACGGAGCACTGCTAGGTGACATGAATGACCTGTTCAGGATTGTCAGAGAGACTTTTGTTGAGCTGTATCTTAAAGACCCACTGACATCGATTTTCAATGACATAGGAGCAGACATCACAACAATAGAGAAAGGTAAATTAGACTTGACACTGGTTCTTGACTCGGAGTACGCATTCGCATGATAATCTGCAGAACACTTGAAGACATTGAAGCAATTGAAGATCCTATGCTCAACAGACTTGCTCTTAATAACTATCAACTAAGTATTGAAGAGTGGGTGGGACAGGGTAACAAGATGTCAGAGATCGGCATAATTGTTATTTTAGAAACAGCTGAAGACTTTAGCAAGGAGGAAGCTTATCTAACAAGTGATAAAGGTTTTTTATTGCATCTGACAATGGTTGCACATGATGAAGCCTTTGTAAATTGGGAGTATTTAGAAGAGTACGAGAATGCATGGGAAATCTTGCACCTTGTAAACGATGAGTTCGGTGTTGTTTATTTGTTCAGAAATGACATAGATATCCCTCAGAGAGTACGAGCTGCGCTGTCTGTTTTTAACCAATCAACCCGTTAGATTAACCCTGAAAGGGTTTCAACCAAACACATAGGAATTTTCTAAAATGATGTTATACGATTGCGAATTATGGTATATTAGGCTTGACCCTGCAAACCCAAACACCAAGTTTAGCAAAGTGCGCCCTTCTTGGGAAATTCAAATCAGAACAACTAAGAAAGAGCAAATGAAAGAGTGGCAAGCTGCCGGTCTGAAGGTAACACCTCAAACAGACGACCACGATAATCTCTTCTATTTTGTGAACTTGAAGCGCAGAGCAGTCAAAGCAGACATGACGCCTGTGGTATGCCCAGAGCTGATTGACGGAGACCTGAAAAGCATTGATCCGCGTACTGTCGGAAACGGCTCTGAAGGCCACGTCCGAATTTTCCAATACAACCAGGAAGCAATGGCAGCAAGCGGCGACAAGCCTGCAATGCCAGCTAAGCTTGTCAGCATACTGATGGGCGTTCAAGTGACAGTGCACAGAGTATATGTCCCCAAGCCGTCTGAAGACCGTGAAGAATTCGCTGTAACCAAGACAAAAGTACTGGGTGAGCTCCCCAAGTATGAGAGTGAAGATGACGCCGACAGAGCTCCTTCTGAGTCTTTCAAGAAAACAGCGCCACCGGAAGGTTCAGACAAGGCTCGTGAATCCGTTAAATTCTGAGACTGATATATGAAATACGTAATAGACGTAATAGACTACAAACGTGATTATCGAGTCGCAACCACAACAGATCCGCTTCTGCTTAATGTTCTAAGTGACTTGAAGCTGGCCGAAGTCAGTGAACTCTTCATAGGTCACAATCTTTCAGTATCGGTCAATGGTCGTCAAGACATTACCTTAAGCAATTTTGAAGACTATGAAGGTTGGATTATTGGTCTTGAAAGAGCAACTGCTTGGCAATCTGGTATAGAAGAAAAAATGACAGGTAAAGACCTTGCAGAGCCATTAATCGAAACAGCTCATATTGGAGTATCCTCAGCAGTTGACCCGAGCCACTATCGCGGTATGCTGGCGGGACTCCCTGACTACGGCTGGATTGACATTGAGAGTCGAAAAGCCAAGTACAAAGACCCCACAGTGTTTCTTGGCGCGGTGGATTTGCAAGAAAGTAAATACATGGAACGTCTGGGCCAAAAAGACGAGCCGCTTCAAGAGCGCAAAAAGAGCTTGTTCTACAAAATGTACGCAATACTGTACATGGAGAATGGCTGTCTGCCGATAAAGGCTGACGAAGTTCACAAGTGGATTGCGGCAATGCCTGCCATGCCACACAAGACTATGTAAAGGAGAGAGGGCTGTAGTGGCCCTCTTTAACTTATGTCAAGATACGTATTCGACATTGAAACTGACAATTTGCTTGACAAGTTGACCTGCATGTGGCTTATTTGTTTCAGAGATATAGAAACAGATGAGCGCTTCTATTGTACTCAAGAGGATATGCGTTGGAAAAAAGTGCTGCAAGAAGCCGAGCTTGTTGTAGGCCATAACATTATTAATTTTGATTTAAAAGCGCTTAAAAAGATTTATGGCTTCACTTTGAGCCCAGACACTCGAATTCATGATACTCTTATTATGAGTCAGGTTCAGGACTACAAGCGATTTGGAGAAAAGGGCCACGGCTTAAAAGTTTGGGGCGAGTACCTGGACTACCCTAAAATAGAGTTTGATGACTACTCTGCTTATACTCCCGAAATGCTCACTTACGGTCAACAAGACGTTGATCTCAACACTGAAGTTTACAGAGTTCTGTTAACTGAATTTGAGGCGCTTGCTGAGCGTAATGAGAGCATAATACCTTATATGCGAGCTGAACACGCAGTCGGCCAATGGTGCGCGGACGCAGCAGAGTATGGCTGGCCTTTTGACAAAGAGGGCGCAATTGAGCTTCTCACAACTCTCAAGGCTTTGTTAGACTCCACCACAGAAACACTTGAAGCAAAACTTGGTATCAAGACTGTGGCGACTGACATGGTCAAAGGTGTCTGTGAAGTCAAAAAGCCTAAATGGAAAAAGGATGGCGATTACAATCATCACACATGCGCATGGTTTGGCATTGAGCCCGAGGAGGGACAAGAGGATGGTACAAGAGAGATTAACGGAGAGTACTGCAGAGTTGAGTTTAAAAAACTAAAGTTAAGCTCTCCTGCAGATGTTAAAGTGTTTCTCTACCGCAACGGCTGGATTCCTGATCAATGGAACACTAAAGTCAATCCCGTGACTTTTGAGAAGACAAGAACTTCACCGAAAATAACAGACAGCTCCCTTGAGTTTCTTGGGAGTGACGGCAAGCTCTACATAGAGTATCTTACAGTACAGTCCCGCTACGGCATCACAAAAACTTGGGTAGAGAACGTTGGTGAAGACGGTTGTCTGAGGGGTGATTGCTTCCCAATAGGCACGCCGAGTATGCGGGCCAGACACAAGATTATTGTGAACGTACCAAGCGCAGACTCCGACTACGGCCCCGAAATGCGCCGCCTGTTCCGATCCAAGCCGGGCTGGAAACTTGTCGGGTGCGACTCCTCCGGCAACCAGGCGCGTGGTCTCGCACACTACCTGAACAACGATGAGTTCACCAGAATCCTGCTGCATGACGATATCCATACTTATAACGCGCAAAAGTTGACAGAAGTTTTGCGTGAGATGGGAATGGATCACGTTGTAGAGAGAAGCGTTGCAAAGAGGATTTTGTATGCTTTCTTGTTCGGAGCTTCTGGTGGGAAGCTCTGGGGCTATATCTTTGGACAGCCCAATGAAAAACGTGGCGCAACTCTGAAGAAAGGCTTTACAAAGGCAGTTCCAGGGTTCAAGGATCTCTTAGATAAACTGGATCGTGTATTCAATCAAACCAAGAGAGAGAACAAAGGCTATGGTTTTATTCCGTCTATTGCCGGCACTCGCATATATGTTGACTCTAAGCATAAACTGCTTGTTTACCTGCTGCAGTCACTTGAGAAGATTACTTGCGCGGGTGCATGCCTGCTGCTGACCCAATGGCTAAAGGAAGAAAACATTCCTTACAGCCCTTGTATATTTATGCACGATGAATTACAATTTATAGTCCCTGAAGAGCACGCTGAAAGAGCTGCAGAGCTGGGCGTAAAGGCGTTTCAAGAAGGCCCTAAGCTGTTTGGAGTTACAATTATGAATGGCGATAGTAAAATAGGAAAAGACTGGTATGACACCCACTAATACAAGGCAAGATCTGTGGCATTCCCTGATGAAAATTAATTGCAAACAATCCAAATTTAGCAGGCTATGGGTAAATAGCTGTGTTGATGCAGATAACGACCTCTGCTTAGCACTGGAGGACTACGAGAATTATGTATCTGTATACCTCAGCCTTGAAGAGATTTCAATATTGCAAAAACATCTTGCTGAGGTCTTGAAAAAGCATGCGAGAGACTCTGTTAGTTAATATAAAAACTGATATTGAATGGCAACTTGCCTGTGAGGCTAGCAAGCACGCCGAACTTAATAAGCGGCTGAAGCTTGTTTACGAAGTTTTCGGAGGTGACATCACAATAATTGTGCAGAGCAATGCGCAGCAAACCACCATAAGGAGAGTCCAATGACTTTTAAATGTGCGCACTGCGAGGTTAGTGTCGAGTCACAGCCTTGGGCCAATACCAGTCTAGGTCTCTGCAGAGATTGTTACAGGGAATGGTACGAGTGTATAGACTGCGGCGATCGGGTATATGGCCCAAGTCAACTTGAAGATGCATTATCACTGCAACAGTGCAATGACTGTTTTCTGAGGCGAGTCTAATGATTTACAAATGCAGCGGCTGTGGTCAAATGGTGGATTCCCAAGAAGAGTTGGAAGGTGCGTTTGACGAAGAAGAATGTAATCAGTGCTACATGGAGAAGGATCAATGCGAAGAGTAGCCATAATTGACGGAGATATTATCTGTCATGATGCCGCAGACCTCCACTGGCGTAAGAAGGTCAGTCAGTGGGAGTTGCACGGCCTTAATATTGCGCCTCTCAAGGGGCTGGGCTATGTACCCGGCTATGATTACACAACAGACTTAGCTATGCAAGAAAAATGCTGGGCCACTTTTCTGGAAATGCTTGAGGCTGCAGTGGAGGCAAGTTATTGCACAGAGTACGTCATGGCGGTCAAAGATGGCAAGTCGTATCGAGACGTGATCTACCCTCAGTATAAGCTGAAACGCGGCAAGTACAATGTGCACAATCCTTTTGTGGAGTATCTTCGAAAGCGAGCTATAAAAGAAGATCTTGCGCTGGGTGCCACAGGCAAAGAGGCAGATGACTTAGTAAGGACATGGGCAACCGAGTGCAAAGAGCACGGAATTGAATTTGTGGTGGGCACTATTGACAAAGACTTGAGATGCATTGAAGGCACACATTACCATCTCAGTAAAAAAGAGCTCTCAAAAGTCAGTAAAGAAGAAGGCATGTGGCTTTACTACGCTCAGCTCCTTTCCGGTGACCCTACAGATCATATACCGGGGCTTCCTGGCATTGGACCTGTTAAAGCACAAAAGGCAATTGCAGGAACAGAGGAAGACTGTCAAGAGGCAGTGGTGGCAATGTACTTAGAAGCCTACGGAGATGATTGGGAAAGCCATTTGCTTTCTAATGGCAAAATGATCTACATTCAGGAGCACTGGAATGCACACTTTACTATTCGAGAATGGCCCATCGTTAAAGAGTTGCGTGGATAGAAACTTAATGATAGAACTCGATAAATGGGATTTTGAATGTTTTGCAATGGATGGTGAAGACGCAATCCGTGTACAATGTAAGCAAGGTAGTTGGGATGGGAGTTTTGATCCAAAGCTAATGCTACTTACTCCTGACTCCACTTTAGAGCCACTAAACATACATTCAGTAATCGTCAAAGAATAACCCTCCCAGATGAGTAGGTTGTCGGTTCCTCGACTGAGAGAACCCAATGAAACTTTCAGTACCAGATAACTACGTACCCTCCGCCTCAAAGTTCAACAACGGTCATTGGAAGTTTGACCAACAGATGGGCAAAGGGGCGGGCTTTGTTTACATAATCCGCGATAATTTAATGGAGAAATTTTACTTAGGCAAAAAATCTTTCAGAGTCAGCAGTGGCTATGAGACAAACTGGCGTAAGTACACGTCTTCCTCAAACATATTAAATAGCTTGCTGGAAGCAGGTGATAAATCAGACTTTGATTTCTTTTGTCTTGAGCAATACAGGATGACGGGTACTGTGAGCTACGCAGAGACATGGTCCTTGTGTCTAGTGGAGGCGCCTACAACAGATCGTTGGTATAACAAGCGCATTGAAAAAGTTGCATGGAATGTCAGCGAAAAATTATCTGAAAGGCATAAACGCAGACTGGATATAATCATCAACATGGGAGACCCCGATGCTTAAGTTCAAACGTTTTTTATTTGTAATCCTCACACTCATTGCCGCTGTGGGTTTAATTGCCAGCTGCATTTTGATGGGAATGGAAGCATTGGGGGTTGCTGAAGACAACGGCCTGTCCAACATTAAATTAATGCTATCTTCTTTAATATTAGGCTTTATTGCGAACACAATGAGGAAGTAATGGGCAAAATCGTCAAGCGAAATCAGCCCTGCTTGGCTTGTGACTCAACTGATGCACGTCAGATATATGAAGACGGCGGTTCAAAATGCTTCTCATGCGACAAAAGTTTTAAATCTGATGAAGCAGTCAAGCCAGCACCCAGAATGTACAGTCCTAAAAGGATAAATCCAGAAGAAATAAAAACATACGCAACAAGAGGCTTTGAAGCAAGAGCTATTACCAAAGCAGTCTGTGCTTTTTACAATGTGAGAGTTTCTTACAATTCAGACGGTAATATTGACACACATTACTACCCCTATGAAAAAGAAACACATTATAAAATCCGCAAACTCCCCAAAGAGTTTCAATGGACACCGTCCGGTTCCAAGTCCCTATTTGGTATGGAACACTTTAACGGCGGCGGCAAGCGTTTAATTATATGCGAAGGTGAATGCGACACTCTTGCAGTAGCCGAGGCATCCCACCAAAGATACAATAAGTTTTACCCAATAGTGGGTATTTCTTCTTCCGCAATGGCAGAGCACCTTGTAGAGCATCGCTCTTGGATTCGCTCTTTTCAAGAAGTTGTGATTTGTTTTGATGAAGACGACGCAGGCTTGAAGGCACAAAAAGAAGCTATAAGAATCATTGGTTACGATAAAGCGCGTGTCACAAAACTCCCGAAAAATGATGCAAATGACGTGCTTGTCGAAATGGGTGGCAAAGAGCTACTTCAATGTGTCTTTGACGCAACTACGTTTGTACCCTCCGGGATCATAAAGCGAACTGCTATATGGGAAGCAATTGTAGCAGCAAGTAAAGTTGTCTCAATTCCATTTCCGCCTTGTCTTGCCGGTCTCAACAGCAAGCTGAAGGGGATGAGAGGTGGAGAGATCACTCTCTTTATCTCCGGTACAGGTTCCGGTAAGAGTACAATAATGCGAGAAATAATCTTGCATGTTCTAGAGACATCTAAAGAAAAGATTGGCGTAATAAGCCTAGAGGAAGCCCCCGGTGAGACCGGTAAATCTCTTGCAAGCATGCAGTTGAAGCGTAATAAAGCCTCGGAAGAGATCTCTTTGGAAGATCTTGAAGTCGGCTTTAATGAAGTCTTTAAAGAAGATCGAATTGAGTTATTGGATCACCAGGGCTCAGCCAACGACGGCAGTATTGTGGATCGCATTGAGTACATGTGTCTAGTCGGCTGCAAAAAGATTTTCATTGACCACATCACAATACTTGTATCGGAGGGAGCTGAAAACTTACAAGGCAATGAGGCTCAAGATAAGATAATGAACGACTTGCTGCGTATTGTGAAGCGCTATCCTGACGTATGGATCGGTCTTGTGTCGCATCTACGCAAGACGCCTAACGACAAAAAGTCATTTGAAGAAGGCAGGTTACCGTCATTAGATGATATAAAAGGATCTGCGTCAATAAAGCAAATCTCATTTGACATAGTGGCCTTTGCAAGAAACATGACAGCCGAGTCAGAGACAGAAAGAAACACGATAGACATGGCAGTGCTGAAAGCCAGAACAATTGGCTTAACAGGCAGAGTTGCAGGTCTGCGATTTATTCCGTCAACAGGCCGAATGGCTGCAGTAGATTTTATTGAGGAAAAAGCAAGTGAAGAATCCTTCAACAAAACAGAAAAAGGAACTAAAATTGTCGCAGTCGACATCTTGTGAATGTAACACTACAGTAAGCTTGATGTCCCTTAATTTAAAGAAATGTGTAGACTGCGGCAAAGAGACGCCGTGGACATTAGACAAAGGGCAATCCTCACTTCTCATAAAAGGTTTAAAAGGATGATTAACAACTCAGATGATGTGTTTGAAATTATTGAGTACATCGCCGCAACGTCCAGTACAAAGGCTAAACAAGATATTATTGAAGCGTGCCTAGAAACCGAACTATTCAAAAAAGTAATCAAATTTGCTTGTGAACCACTTCTTAGGTTTGGTCTGTTAGACATGCCTGCCGTAACTTCAGGTTACAATACCTTGAATGATGAGTCTTGGCGAATCTTAGATTGTCTCGCCTCAGGTGAGGTTCGACGTTCCATTGATACAATTGATCTTGTTACTGACCACCTGGGGAGTCTAACAGCAGACTCTCAAGAGTTGTTTCGCCGAATCCTTAAGAAAGATTTACGGGCAGGCTTTGGTACAGCAATCATAAACAAAGCTTCAAAGAAGGTTAATGGCTCTGCCTTGATCACTGACTTTCCTTACATGCGGTGCTCATTACCCAAGCATGTGAATCTCGAAGAATGGCCCTGGGCCTCAGGCATTGACAGTGAAGTGAAACTCGACGGTATGTTTGCCAGCCTGTCTGTAGTGGGCAGCGGAGGACAGATGCACACACGCAAGGGTCAGCTATTTGATCTTGGCTTGGCGTCTTGGGAGGGTCTGAATAAAGACATTCGATTGTTGCCTCCCGGTTTCCGCTTTTCCGGCGAGCTGATTGTTGTCAGAAACGGGCAAACAATGAAGCGTCAAACCGGTAACGGTTTCATCAATGCACTGTTAAACGGCAATGACACGTTGCCTGATGATTGCCACGTTGCGTACACAGTGTGGGATATGGTGCCTCTACAAGCCGCCGCAGATAATTTCTATGACCGCACAAGAGCCCAACGTAAAGCCGCACTGCTGAGCATCTTATCTTTCCAAGATTTCAGTGACATAAGCTTTGTGGAGACACGGCAAGTCTTCAGCTTGGAAGAAGCACAAGCACATGCGCAAGAAGTTATGGATTCGGGCGGTGAAGGTACTGTATTGAAACATCCCAATGGCCTATGGAAAAAGACAACTTCGAAGCATGAGATCAAGATTAAAGCTGAACACACTGCAGATCTTCGGATGTTGTCGTTGACGCCGGGTACGGGCAAGAATGAAGCTACATTCGGCTCAATCACCTGCGCAACAGACGATGGGAATGTCATTGTAGATGTTTCAGGCTACACCGACGAGCTGAGAAAAGACATCTATGAGAACTGGGAGAATGTTTACGAAGGTCGCTTGATGGAGCTGACCTTCAATGACTTGCTCAGCAAAAGAAACAGAGAGACGTTCTCATTGTTTCTGCCCAGGTTCAAAGAGTTCAGATTTGACAAAGATGACACCGACAGCTACGAGTCTATAAAAGCGATGATTTAGGTATCTTATATGAAAAGAACAGCGTCAGGCCATGTATGGTATGTTGACATGGGTATCATTTGCTTCTCAAATAATCTGCAAGACCTGGAAATTGACAAAGCGGATTTAAAAAGAATGACAGAGGCCCTTGAAAAATATGTACCACCCAAACCGCAGCCGATGGAGTATTAAATGTTAACAAGCGCAATGGACGAGTGGAAGCTTTTAGGGAAAGATATTAGTGTATACTCTGATGGCCAGTCTACAAATCTTTCCAAAAAAGATCTAGCAAAAATGCTGCTGGCAATACTAGACAATGAAACTGACGCCGGTTTCGAGTTCAGTGATCCAGCAATACTCGCAAGACTGCTAAGAGACATACACTAAATGCTTACAGCATCAAATGATGAATGGGTAGTATCTGAAAACGCACCGGTTGTTTACATATTTCCGGATAACCAAAGCGTCTCATTAACCCGAAATAATTTGCTGGATATGCTGGCTGAACTGCCACTTAAAGGCTTTTTGCAAGAGTCTCCACCCTGGTTAGTTGACGCGGATCTTGACATTAAGATAGGTAATGACACGTATTTTGGTGAAGACGATTTATTAGTCATGTTGCAAGCAATAAGGAGAGCAAAAAATGCAACCTAGTAATACAGAATTTGTGACAGAGCTAATGGAGTTCTCAGACTTCGGCGGCTTGACGCAAGTAGCCGTTATTGAAGCTCTCCGCTTCTACAGCGAGTTGGTTGTCAAGCAAGAGCGCCCCCAAGAAGACAACGGCGCAATGCTGAGTAATCAAACTTGGTGGGATGTGAATGCAGATTTACATCGCCGAATGATGGCAAGGCTCCATCCCGAGCACGCTAAAAAGATTGAGGAGGAGCTCAAAGAAAGGCAGACACTCAGCGGAGCCGAAATGCTGGGTAGACAGGCGGAAGCCTTGTTCAGGCAGCATGAGTGGAAAAAGTTTAACAGTTAGATTAAAAAGCCCCCGACATAATGTTGGGGGTTAAAATCAAAAGGAGCAGTTATGTTAATACTTCTCACGGCGTCTAACGATGTCACCTATTTAGTTGACGAGGCGGATTTACATGAAGGTGGCGACTTAGCCGAACTTTGCATTTGTGCTTATAAAGACTTTATGAATTTTTATATTTACCCTGAAGACCTCAGAAAATTTTTAAGAGTGGCTTTTTCAGACCATGTGGAAATAAGGTTTAATGAGACTTCATACTTTATGGCGACTTCTATTTTTAAAGAAATGAAAGAAACATCTAACACATTCCAATTGTCAAATGCCGTTGCTAATTCAAAAGTCTTTTTAAAAGATCGCTTCGGTGCTACACAGATTGTAAAAATGTACATTGAGGAGATGCAAGGAAATGTATAAAATTGTGACACCTACTAACCGCACTGTTTTCTTCTGTTCTGTTGGTTGGAACAGTTATAAAAACGCAACACATGAAAAAGGCGACGCTCTCGATCATTTTGACGACTATATGATGTTTTCAATTGAGCCGAATGGTGAGTATTACGTTCAAGATTTTGAAATCTTTACACTCCTTTTAAGTAATACTACTTTTAAAATAACTATAGAAGACTCGGTCTTTTATGTTTTTAATACTCAAGTTAACAAGACTGTCTCTGAGTGCATTAAGTCGGCTTGTCTGCAATTAAATACAACGCATCCCAGAAAAATAATAGATTGCAAACTAGATTTAGAAACAATGTGGAATAATTATGAATAGCTCTGACCGGATAAAGGCAATACGTGAAGGCGGATTTGTCAAACGCTGTCACACAAAATTTATGCATCGAGAGTATACAGTAGGTCAACACAGCTTCAACATGCTGGCACTGCTGATGGTGTTTCACCCCAATCCTTCTACAAACTTAATGAAAGCAGTTGTGCTGCATGATGTCCCGGAACGGTGGACAGGTGATCTGCCGACTCCCGTAAAGTATTTGGCCCCCGGAATGAAAGCTGAAATATACGCATTTGAAAAAGCAATCCTCAAACAAATTCACCCTGAAATTGAGTTGACTGCCGAAGAAACTTTCTGGCTTAAGTCAGTAGACATGGTAGAATTGTGGCAGTGGTGCCAAGAAGAGCAAGCACTCGGAAATACCTCTGTCAAAGCCATGAAAGACGAATGCTTAGCAATAATTTGGAGGCTTGATAGTGACGGCGTATTTCCTCCCGAACTTGCAGGGTATGTTCTAAGTGAGAAGCGACACACATTCCTCAGCGACATGCCGAACAAGGTGTTTGACTTATGAAAATTGCACCAGTAACTTTGCTTAAGATATTTGAGAATTCTTACATTGACGGTAATGCGCTAGACAAACACTTACGATTTCAAAATGCATTAGAAGAGCACGGTGAAGTGATGACGCGCAACGAGGCCAAAGCGTTGTACCACAGAATTCTATATAACGGAGTTGCGTACCACAGCCAACAGAGTGAAGAGAAAAAATATCTTGACAGACTGACCGATGACTTTGCTGGAAGATTTATGTCTTTTGCATTAGAAAACAGTTCTCTCAACTTAAATACAGACGAGGCAATAGCTAGGCTCTGCACTGATACTGCCTATCGTATTGCCAAAGAAATGGTCGAAGCAAGACACAGGAGCATGACTGAATGAGAAAACTGACCAAACAAGCCACATCATTAAATGACATCCCAGAGCTTTTGGGCATGCTCAGCAGGTTGGAAGATGCATTTGACGACATTATAATTGCGGCAAATGGCCCCAATACACGGCGGTTCAAATGGATAGTCCAGCGCGCCCAGTCAGCTTTGGACAATGATGAGACATGGCGAGATATGCCTCTGCCGGGGGACTCTCACAAGCATCCCGACGAGATTGCAGTGCTGCGCGTCAGAGTGAAAGAACTGAGGAGTATTACAGTAGAGGCGCTGGTCAATCTGGCAATGCACGAACCACAGAAAGCAAAAGAGTTGTCTGATATGATGACACAGGAGATTAAAAATGCTACTTGATGACTTAAGCGCTTTACTGGATACATTTGAAGAGTTAGGCTATGAGAGCAAAATAAATGCAACTCCTGACGGTTCAGACGCAATCCAACGTCTGGAGAATTTTGTGCAAATGCGTCCAGCTATTGTAGAAAGGACACCTTCTCAAGAGGCTATTGATGTAGGCGTGCGGACCGCCACAAATGGTAGTCTACTGGCGCAAGATTCTGAGATACCAATCGAGAGAGTCATCTACTGGGTATACCGTGAAATGGTTCGACTGGAGGCAAAATGAAATTAATTGTGATCGTCCCGCTTTTGATGTTGTTTACAGGCTGCTTAAGCGATCTTACTGTTAATTTCAGTTCACAAGACGTAATAAACGAAGTGGCATTTGTTACCTATTTTACGCAGTGCAGCAGAAGTAAAGCTGTCAATCAAGACGGCGTTCTCACCGGCAGCCAGTTTATGGACTGCATGCTGCCTGCTTATAACTTGTCAATGCGCGAGAAATTAAAATGATAAATGACCGAACAGAGTTTGAGGAGGTAATGCGTGGTAATTTTAAAATACCCGCAGCGGCATTTAACACAAGGAGCGAGCAAGGTTACTATGACGGCCACCTTAATGCCTACTATAGAGTCTGGAAGCTTTGCGAAGAAAAGAAGAGGAAAAAAATTGCAGATTTTAAACTAAAACTTTGGGGTATAGCTGAAAGTGTAATACTAAGAAAACCCAATGCCGGCGCTGAGTTAGTGGCAAAACAACTCTGCATAGATATCAGATCACATTTAGACGGAATCAGTTAATGACTTATCTGGAAGCTTTTGAAATCATTAAGATGAAACTCAAGCAAACAAGCCGTGCCACCGTAATTGAAAACGTGGGAGTGTGCGGAGGGACCTATGATAGTTGGTCCAGAGGAGAGGTTGAGTCTCCAAGTCTCAGAGTATTTGTGAGATTCTGTATCTATTTCGGCCTTGAAGTGTCAATGGCTGAACTCAAACATATGGTGTAATCATGCTTAAAATATTGGAAGGGATCAATTCAGTTTACACCGGCCAAGACAGATTCAAGCTGCAAAAAGTCGGGCCTTTGAGTTTTGAAATAAAGCATGACTCACTGCAGGAAGCATACACTAATGACCGTATGAGAGTTCATAGATACACTTTAGAAGTGGCAGTGAATTATGCTTTGCCGGGTAATGCAGGCAGTGTGGAGAAAGAAACCGCTAAAAGAAAAGTGGCGCATCATTTTAAAAGCTATATTTATGGAGAATTGTACGCTGAGCTTGTAGAAATAACCGCCTTGTTGTTTGAGGTTGGCTCGTATGAAGAAGATGTAGAGACCGCTAAAGAGCAACTGATGCAGCTCTTGGAGAAGCTCCGATGAAAGAGTGCAAAATGAGTCTCCCGTTGGAGTCACTTCCTTTTGCTGTTGCTTGGGTGTTATCAGGGGACACAAAAGCGTTGCGAATAGAAGGAGGCGAGCTACCAACGCAGTACTTTACGGCGAAGTCTTCCAGGATTTCCATAGATAAGGACAAGGGAATTGAACTGTTTTACTACATTATGGAGACAATATGAACATTTTCTACACAAACAAAGATCCGCGCATTTCCGCCGAAGAGCTCTGCAATGTGCATCTGCGGGAGAAAATCCCACACTACGCAATGCTGCTGTCTTCAGCACACCGAAAGCTGGACGGGTTCGGCCCACTGTGGGTTAAGCACGACGGCAATGACCGCAAGTGGTGGGTGCATCACACAGACACTCTGGATGAAAGTGGTAAGAAGCCTCGCCTGACAGGTTACATACTGCTTGCCGGTGTGAACTTGGAACACCCTTGTGTGAATTGGCTGTGTGAGTCTACCGCCAATTACACTTGGCTGGTTCTGTGCTTCATCCGTGCGTGTACCCTCTATGAGAGGCAGCACGGCGAAAAACACGAGTACCACAACTTGCAGAATGTCTTGATGACAGCGCCTGAAAATCTCACGTATGAACACTTTACAGCTCCCATGCGTTTTGTTATGCCCGAGTTCAGACACATCCAAGACCCTTGCAAAGCATATCAGGCGCACGTAAATCATAAGTTGTCTCTGCTCAAGGACGTAGAATTCAACAGCATCACCCCTGATTGGCTGACTCATAAACCTGAGAAATCGATTACACAGCTGAACAGGGAAAAGAAAACAGGGAGAGATGAAGGGCCGCCTCTTCAGCTTGCAAATAAAATAAATGCCGGGATGAAAAGAGGCAGCACTCTCAATTTTTATGGAGCAAGCGCACCTAACATTGTTCACGCAATGGATGCTGAGACGCACAACAATGAGATCCGTAAAGCTCCTCCCAAGTTCAATCCACCACCTAAATTTAAGGTGCCGCCTAAATGAGTAAAAATCTATTACACAAAAACAAATTAAATGAGTTTATAGCCTACTTAGACAAAAACGGCATTAAGCACAGGCCTGGAAAAGGCCCCTATCAGGTCATCCAAGTTGATGCTCCCGGACAAGGTTGGCAGGTTGTGTTCTCAAAAATAGACATGCCTGAACATTACAGCATCAACGTCTGCCTGGAGCTCACTGTAAGAGACTTTATAAAGAATTCAAAACAAGAGCGTAGCTTGTCGGACATCGGCAATGAGTTGCATAACTTAAGCTGCGAAGTTGTTCACTTTAATGAAGATTGGGCTATTCAAATGAGCAAGTTAGCGGAGGAATTATGGAAGAGGAAATGAATGACGCACCGTTCTTCATAAGGAAGGTAGATTCAACGCATATCCGTTTGATTGTCGGTGATTGGGCGTCGCTGCCGTTGAAGATCAGCACAAGCAAATATGACTCTATCTGGGATGCTGAACCAGAATCTCAAGAGGTGAAAGTAATGGTGCGCAGGTACATGCGTAGATTGAATGCCCCTGATCACATAGTAAACAAAATTGAGGCTTGGTATGAAAGCAGAGACAACTTGGAAAAATGAACTAGACGACCTGCTTTTTGAAGTTGTTTCGCTTCTTGAATTCAAGTATTCTAAAGAAGTCATGGAAGGGGTGAATTCAGAAATCACTAGAAGGAGCGCGCTTATTGAAAGAAAAGTCAAGAGACACTCAAGGCGAGAGGCGGCTTTTTACAAGCGCAAATACCGACTTCACTTGAAGGACACCGCATGCGATACTTAGTTGTCACAGAGGCAGGAGTGATTGGGAGAGGTAACACACCTGCCGCCGCAGCAAAACAGGCAGGCATTCAAAGGAGCTATGTAAGTTTAATAGTCTGCGAAGCTGTCGAAGGTCTTGTAGAAGGTGCTATTTTTGTTGATGCGTTTGGCAATCCCAGATGGCAAATGACAAGAGAGTGCGAGGCTGCTTGCCAATTTTCTCCTATGATGGGGGACTTTGTCATCCCCAGTGTCTTCATCTTCAGAGGCCGTGCAAGAGTGAACGGTAACAGACTTGAGACTAAGGGGGAAATGTGATCTGTGAAGATTGCGGAAATGTTGCACAATTGTTATCCTTTGACGAAATGTGCGCCGACTGTGAGCATAAAGCAAAGATAAAGCTTCAAAAGTTTTTGCAAAGCAGAGTCGCGACCACAATTTATATGCAGGAGGTGTTTGACGAACTACCTAAGTCCAAACAAGCAATAATGAGACATTGCGACGACTGTGTCTTCGGCAAGCCAAGTGCAGATCAAATGCATATGTCTTGCTTAAAGTATCACCGTCCTCGCTTCTTTCAACCTAAAAGTGGAGATTTCACATCAGGTAAATGGGGATGGCAACGTAAGTGTACCGACTTTGCTTATCCCAAAGTTCTTGAAGAAGAGTTAGTGAAGGAGCTATTATATGATAGAGTGTAAAGCCTGTAGCGAGGGTAAAAAGTGTGTAGACCTGAGATGCAAACCCGAAGAATCTCTGGCGGAGTTCAAAGCCCGACAGGTGCGCTGTTACGCCGCCCACGCCGCTGCGACTGAGAGGCTGTCTGCTCTCGTCGGTGCAACGGGGTGGCCCACAGGCAGTGCGAGAGATGCCTTCCGGAGCAAATCCGGCGGGAGAGTTGGTGAAATAGAGGCTAACAGAAATAAGTGAGTTTTCCAAAGTCGTACCACAAGTTGTGACGGAGCCATGCAGGACATGGGCTGCGACCCCGTTAAATTAACCCAGAAGACGTAGTAAAAATAGGGCTGGCAATAATGCGAGTCCATCATAATCATCAAGGATTTAAAAATGAGCGAAGTTAAGCCAGTATTCCAAGCAGCAGACGGTACTCTTTTCAACACCAAAGCGGAAGCAGTTGATCACGGTCGCGCACCGAAAATTCGTGCGGCTCTGATGACAGCCACTGCCGGTAATGAGCAGATGTCGGACTGGTTGTTGGAAAAGAAAGAAGACTTGGCACAAATCTTCGGCACAGGCACCGTTAAGCGTGTGACCAAGAGTGAGCGTAATAAGCTGACTAAGGCGCTGGAAGCTGTCGTTGAACAGCATAAAGATGAGCCTAAATTCGCATTTCTCGTTGCTCACTACGAAGACGTCGCAAAGTCTTTCAAGTGGCCTGGTCAGAAGCGTCTTAACGCTGACGAAAAAGCAGCTGCCATCAAAGAACTCCTGGTAGAAATGCTCGGCCCTGATAACGTTGAAGCTGCAGACTGGGTTGCCCAGAACGCTGAGTCTATCGAAGCCGCCTTTGAAGCCGGTAAAGTGAAGCGTGAAGTTTCACCGCAGGCTATGGAAGGTCTGGCCTTGCATCGTGCAAAAGTCAAGGCAGAGAAAGAAGCTGCCGCTGCTGAGTAAATAACCATTACCGCGTCAAGCGGATGTAATGTTTGCTTGGCGCAATGAATGGGAAGGCCCGTAGAGCCTAGACTTGTCTAAATCTGCATGCCCCTGACCTAACGGTTGGGGGCTTTTTACGCAACTTTGGAGGCTGCAATGGCAATTTTTGTTGATTACGACGGTACTGAGTATTTGATAGTAAGTGCTCGTGGGCGCTTATGTAATTCCAAGCTACTTACAGAAGTTAAAGAAAGAGGTGACATGCTGTTAGCAGATGTCAATACAGGCGCGTTGATAATAAAGCCTGGGCTTAACAAGGATAACAATTTGTTAATCCACAGGCACAGAGGGGATAAGTGGCTTCGTGTTAAAATGGATGCTGAGACCGCTTACACTGCGCTCTGTAACGAGCTGTCCCGAGGCTTTATGACATCTTACTTATTTCGTAGTAAGAAACGCGTGTTTGCCGCAGATATCCTCAAAAGCTCATCGATTGTCAAAAAACAAATACAGGAAATGACAACAAATGTATAGCGAAATTTTCTCAAGAGCCAGTAAGAGAGCCACTCTGGATATTATGGTGCGTAAGCAGGCCCGTCTGCTTGGCATTGAATTCAGAGGAAATGAAGAGTATCTGCTGGCAGCCTTTGAGTATCCAGAAGATAAAGACATCTGCGCTATGTTCAGTGCGGCACACAACCAATTCAAGCGTATCAAGGAAGCAGAGTATGCAGTATCTAGTCCAAGCTGTTTGTTTGAATGAGTTGTGTTCTTTAGGCACAATTGAATTAGGATCTTCAGACCCCAATAGTAGAATCATAATGGATCTGCTGGAGTGTGAGTATATCCTTGACAAGAATGTACTGTTGGCAATCTCAGTACGTAGGAAGGTGATCCTTGTGAGCACCGATGAAGATGAACCAATTTTAATTCTCAGGAGAAATGATGTACAAATACAGTGAAGGTAAAGTGATGTTGGGCGAGCAGATCGTCAAAGATTATGGCGATCACGATGCCAGTACAGAACTCGTGGGCGAGGCCTACGCTAAACTCCTGAATGACAAGCAGGGTCGAGCTGAAGAAAAAGAAGCTTTGACTGAGCTTTATGAAGAGTCTGTAAAAACCAAAGAAATGTCCAAACGTGCCTACTGAGTGATATTTTCCCCTGACCTAACGGTTGGGGGTTTAAAATCAAAAGGTGTCTTATGTATGTCTTGTCTGTAAATAAAAAGTTTCCCTTAGACTTTTACTTTATAACAAATAAGAGAGAAAGCTACCTAATACATTTTTTAAAAAGAAAAAATCTCCATGAATACCACTACACATTTAAAAAGGTGAAATTTGAAGATGAGTAACACAACAGTAAGCGCGCATTTTTCCGGTGAAGATAAGCCCTATACTTTCCTATGCCCTTTAGACCTGGCCTCGACTCTGTCCTTTGGTGATATTGTGGTGGCGCATCCGGCCAACGGCCTGAAGATTGCCCGCATCCTGGAAGTGCATGAGACAAGTCAGGCAACAGGTCCATACAATTACAAATGGGTGTTCCAGAAAGTTAATATGGGGTATCTCACAGAGCTTGAGACATGCGCAGAGGAGAAGCCAGTCTACAGCGCAGCCGAAGAAGCTGAGGCCATCGGAGCTGCGCTTGATAAGCTAAGAGTACCAGAGAAAGAGGTGGCCCCGGTGCGTGTAAACCCTACAGTCCCGAAGATGAAGATCCCGCACGTACCGAAGCTTTAATAGCTGAACTGGAGAGGCGAGTAGTTAACATGCAGCGAGTCATAGAGGATTTAAAGAATGCTTAAATTAGTAGAGTTTGTAAGACCAAATGGCAGGCAGGTTGAGCACGTGTACGAAGGGCATTGTGAGTTTTTTGAAAACAATAATATTGATATCAGCTTTGAGTTTGACAATGTAGGCTCTTTAATTTTTTATTGCACTTTGCGTGATTATCATGTCGACGATGATCCTCTTGAATTAATTAAAATAGTCTCCAGAGAAAATATTTCGATTGCAGCAGCCTTGGCAGAATGCCAGTCCTTGTGTGAGGACTACATGTCAGACGTTTCAGTGGAGCAATACATTGAGCAACAGAAAGGATAACGAGTATCGATACACAGTGGAGGGGTGGCTTACTGAAGCCGCCTTTTCTCAGGGCTTGAAAGAAGTCGCTGAAAGAGGAGACAAGCGGCTGACAATGACAGGCTCTCTAGGCATTGAGAATCACGTGAACCGTTACATAATCCACATAGGATTAGATGGCAAAACTTTGTATTTAAAGTCTGTGACTTCTCTTAAAAAGGCCAGAGAAATGTTTATCAAGCTTTGCTTAATCCATCGTCTTAATCACAAAAGGTATAATCCGCAATGATCTTCGGCTCTAAGCTGGATAAACTTGTAAGCGGTAAATTGAAATACAACTTCAGGTATCACAGCAACGCGTTAACTCCTGATTTGGTTTTAGTTTACATAAATGGTAAGCCTGATAAGCATTACTATGCATACGCCTGGATTGACGCAGAGCAGGCGCATCCTGAATCTAAATTGGCAAAACTTCATACAATTTATAAGGAAAGCATCAAATGATCCTAATTGAAGAGCACCAAATCCTGCCACTGGTAAAAGCTGTCTACAATATGTCAAGCCCTGTGGGGATGGGTTTTCTACACTACACTCCAGAAGACATGACAACTGAAGAAGCCGATAACGTAATCAGAACGGACGCAGCAGATTGTGTCGCAAGCATGGATTATGTTAAAGGTCGTCAATGCAAGTTCAGTATTTTTAAAGTTGGCTACAAGTTTGCCGTAGCTGACTCCTGGGATGATCACAGCAAGTGGGAATACGCAATTTTACTCAATTCGGTAGGCATACCTTTGCCGCAACATCTACAAGGAGATCTGACGCATGCTGACTGAAGAGAAGCGAATAAAAGCAATAAGGCAAACTCAACTGGTTTACAGTATGTGCATTCGTCAAAATGTATTCCCTTCGGCTCTTCAACAAATAGAGCACCTCCATGATGTGCTGGCCGCTGTTGATGAGCAGCCTGTTACGTTCAGATTTCGCAGGGAAGTTATTAATGAGCACATTTTGCACATCTGTGATGACTTTCATTCAGAAGATCAAGGCGAAGCTGCTGATCTCGTGTGCAACAGAGAAGAACAAATGTGCATGAATTGCGGTGTCGTCGAGTTCAATGCGCCTTGTCATAATGTCAAGGGTGTTTGCCTCGAATGCAAACGGCATGTCGGTAAGTGTATTTGTCATGTGCCTTCATTGTACTACAGGGGAGTGCCTGAATGAAAACTTACGTAACATTTGGACAGGCGCACTTCCATCTAATCAACGGTGTAATCTTTGACAAAGACTGCGTGGCAGTTGTTGAAGGCGGACGTCAACAAGCCTTTGAACTATTTGGGACAACATTTTGCCTCGAATACACTGAGGCGGAATTTGACCATGACCTTATGCACTGTTTTCCAAGAGGCTTTATCAATGCAAATATGGAAGTATAGCCTATCATTCGAAAGACAGGAATTTTTGATGCCTGTGGGCGCCAGGATCATAAGTGCTAAAGTCCAAGGAACTGGAATCTGTCTGTGGGCAGTTGTTAATCCTGAATGCTTGCCTGCTTATTACGTGACAAAAACTATTATGTCTGTAATGACAGGTCAAGAATGCGAGATACCTGATGAATGGGTCTTTATTGAGACAGTAATGCTGAATAGTATTGTAATTCACATATTTGAGGAAAAGTAAATGTCTAGATATTCAAGTCTGTTCACAACAGTTTCTTTGCGTGAAGGCCGTGAGAGCCTGGAGCACAATGTGAAACACAGCATCCAGTATGATCACTTGAGTGAATTTGAACGTATCCACTTCAACAGCAGAGAGTTCTGTGCCCTGGTGAACAAAGCCGTGGAGAACGGCTACAGCATTGAGTATGTAATTGAAGAATACAGAGAAGCCGTGGCTGATTTGCTGAAGATGACTTTCGGCGACATCACAAGAAACAAGCTGACCAGCGCATCGGTCACTCTCAACGGACGTGTGTATCACCTCTCCAACGCTGCTGGGCTGCAGGATGCCCTGAGTCAGGCCCAGACATTTTTGGCGGAGGTTGGGCCTCTGGTGGCCTCTCGAAAGAGCCGCTCGGTGCCGAAAAACTCGGACAAAGCCACTGAAGAGGTGCGCGAGTTTGTTATGAAACCGGCCCTCAACGAGATGTTGATTGCCGCAATGCTTCACAGGCGCTCTCCCAGAATTGTTCATTGGCTAAACGAGAATGTACATGAGAAAGTGCATGTATACGGTCCACGCACAACATCCAAAGGGGATTTTATCCCTTACATTCATGAATACAATCTGATGGAACAGCACTGCAAAAAACTGAGAAAAGAAAGCACGCATCTGGTGGCAACGGATCTTGTTAAGTACTTCAGCAATATCAAAGTTGAGGAGCTTGTCAAGATATTCTCAAAAATATTCGGGTCGTCCAAAGAAGCTATCTTCTTGGGAAATTTGCTGAAGTTCACATACATTGATAAAGATGGGGATCCAGCAGACGCTGAAAATGGTCTCACCATTGAGAGTAATTACCAGCATTACCTCGCCAACATTCTGATGGGGCAAATGCTGACTGAGTTTATCAACACTTCCAAAGAGAAGATGGGCAGGCATCCCGATTATGAGATTGTGTCATATATTGATGACATTTATATTTTCTGTAAAGGCAAAGAGACACAGGCTCATGATCTGCTAGATGACTTCAAGATGTTTATGAAGGCGACTTACGGGTTTGAGCTGAGTGATGCCAAGACCAGCGTTAAAAGCACGATGCAAGATTTGGCTCTGAAAGGTCTGGTGAGACTGCCCACTATAAATTATTTTGACATACTCCCGGAGGTGAATAAAGACTTTACAGAAGAGCTTTCTGAAGAGCTGTTGCATTCTTATCAGCAAATCATTTCCAGGCTGGGCATGAGCAGCTTCAAAGTCGCAATAGCCTCAATGACGGATGCTCAAGTCAACTTGGTGTACAGTCTCGTACTGTATAGCTATCAGAGCGGACTTGAGTGCTTTAAAGCAAATGGCAGAGAGATTATACTGACACGCGTCCAGTGCATTCTTAAAAAACCTGTGATGATTGCTATTGCCAAGATGGCGATGCGTTCTGGAAAAAGCATAACTGAAATGATGGATGTTGATCATGTAAAAGGTCACAACAATTTCAGTCCTACACACGTTAGGACTTCTGCGTATGATTATAATTTGTCAAAAACGTACGAGGAGGCAATTCGGGACAATGCTTATCTGATCAAGACAGATATGGACGCCAATGACATTGAATTTTATATCCTGCGCTACAAGCAGTTCGAGTTCAGCTTTGACTGGTTTCGTCCAGGGCTACAGCGACCGATTCTGAGCACTCTGCAATACCTTTACTTAGTTCGCACCAAAAACTCGGGAGAGGCGCAAGTGGTAGTGGATAGCGCGCTGCGATTGCTGTCAGACAATCCCAATAAGTCGCGTTTTATTGCCGGTATTATTAAGAGGCAGTATCGCAGGGGACAATTACCTATGTTCAATTTTGAAGTGAAGCTGCCTCCTGTACTTCCGGGGGAAAGGTATGAACTGTTTAACTACAGCATGAGTCGCTTATGATAAAATTACTTGAAAGAATGCGGTAATTACGTTTATAGGCGGAGCCTCACTGTGTGTGCTGGGTGCTTTTGTCCTTGGCGCTTTGATTGCGACTTTCCCAAAAACAATTTTGGCAATTATGATATTGTCATTAGGCATCTTTGCTGCACTTTTCATAAAACTGGCTTATGAGGAATACAAATGAAAAAGTTAAAAAACGCGATTTCTGAGTACGAAAGGCTTTTAAGCTTAAAGGCGAGGTATACAAAGGCAATAAAGTCTGTGCTTGATCGATCCGGGCCGGTAAGTGGTCGGGTCCAATTCCATGATAAATCGGAGGGCGCGTTCTATGTTGAAATGGGCGCAATCTTCAATGAAGACTCTGACAACTTGCACGACGCGTTGGTCTGTGCTGTTACGAGGCTTGATGAGAAGATAGAGAAGATTGAGCCTTTGCTGAAACTTGCTGACGAGGCGTTAAAATAATGGGGCATTTAATTGACAGTGATGAGGCTTACGAACACAAGTATGATGAGGCCAGGAGTGATGAAGCTGAGTTAGCTTGTCCAGAGGTTTGGCTTGGCAGTGGCGACAAGCTGGTAGCTGACATCTATGCCAATGACGGGAGTTGGGCGGGGGTAGGTATATTCAATCCACCAAATGGTAAGACGGGAGGCATCGGGGAAAAAGACGATCAAATTAACGGGATGTCTTTAGGTAAAAATAAAGCGCTTGTTTTGATTAAAAGCACCCGGCCTGAGTCGCTGCAAGTAGTTGTCGAAGAGCTGCAGGAAGCAATAGCCAAGATGGGGGACAGCCAATGAGCGATTTATATGCAGAGCGCGACATCATAGAGCAGGGAAATCACTACTCTCGCCACACTTCAGCAATGACCGGCGAAGGTTTGCATAGCAAATCTGACATTGCAGCGGAGTTGGCGCACAGGGACATTGAAATTGAACGCTTGCAGGACCGGATTGCAGAACTGGAGAGCGTGACTGTGGCATATGAAAACATGGTGGCCGGGATGAGTGTCCCGAATGAGTTTCTTGAAGAAGAAAACATGCAGCTTAAAGCAGAAGTTTTTGAGCTGACCAAAAAGAACATTAACGAAGAAGAGTTCCAAAGGCTCAACACTCGCATCCGACTTCTTAACGCAAATGTAGAGTATTGGAGAGACAAATTTAAAAGGTCGAGAGTCTGGAGGGAGGGAGAAATAACATGAGGTGCAGTGGTGCAAATGCATTTATTTGCAGTCAAGTAATACAATGAATGGGAAATTATAGAACTTAAATTGAGGGACGTTGGATGAAACATCTAATTTACAAAATGAACAATCTCATTCAAACCGGAAAAATTAAAGTAGAAGACGTTAGAATTGTGCAGCATGCAAAACAAGATACAGTAACGCATGGCTTTATATCTTCTCAGCCTAACTTAAAGAGTACAATAACGATCAAGTGCACTTCGAATTTCACTCCGGAAACATTTGACTATGCGTTGCCCCAAGACTGGGTCAATAAGATGACAGAGCGCGGGTTTGATCCCCGCGGCCACTTCGTCACACTGTACCCTAAAGTTGGCCCCGCATATATGGACCCGATCACAGAAGAAGGTGTCCGTATGGCCGCAATCATAGCGAGTAATTTATAATGATAAAAGTTGAGGTAAACATGAGCTGGATTGATATAAACGATGAAAAGCCTGATTTCAACAAGCATGTGTTGGTTTGGCCTGTCAAAAATCATCTCGAAAATGAGCCGATACATGTTATGTATTTTGTTGCTCAACCGAATAGATTTAAGTATAACTGTGGCAACACTGAATCTTGGGCAGTTGGCACTGTCACACATTGGCAAGAACTGCCGGAAGGCCCGCTGCGGGATTGCCCTTTCTGCGGTAGCGGAGATCTTTATTTTCACATTGATGAGGTAGGGTGCCAGAATTGCAGTGCCACCGCAATTTCGAGAGCCAAATGGAATATGAGAAAATGATCGATAAACAAATGCAAACATTAGAAGAGATCATGTCTCCTTACATGTTCGACACTAGTCGACGAGCCAAAACCGGAGCTTCCTGTCTGTACCTGACAAGCGACAACAGAAAATGTGCCGTGGGGAGCATGTTGACTGATTCGGCTTTGGATGAGTTCGGGGGATTCATAGGCGGTGTCAACACGTTGTCAGCACAAGCTAACGGTCTGAAAAAGCTGCTCAGGCACAGGTACAAGTGCCACGCAACCCAACTTGATTATTTGAATGCGTTGCAAGGTTTTCATGATGCATCGGAGAACTGGGACGAGAACGGCATGACAAACACAGGGCGTATGAACTTGCAAGTTCTTAAAGACAGGATTAAGGCGGGTGACTATGTCAATTGATGAACAAGTGCGCATAATGGAAGGACAGATAAATGGTCCTGCAGGGTTCACATTAATTGAAAAGCTGTACTACCTCAAAACTTTCTTTGAAAACGACCCTGAATACACAAAAGAGGCGATAGATATTGTTCGTCATAATTTAGCCAGGAGTCTGAAATGAACATAAGACTGACTGAAAAGCAACACAAGCTATTCAAACGTGCCGCAGAAGTTGAAGGGGTCTCTCTGAGCAGCTTTGTCAGGAAGTCACTGGTGGATGCCGCCCGAGCCACTATAAGAGAGCATCACATAATTTCTGTCACATTAGAACAAGGAGACAAAATGATGGCTATCTTGGAGGCCACTCATAAGTGTAACGGTCTCTACTATAAAGAGGAGGACGGAGAGGCGTATGTACTCGGCTTGAGCGGTGTATGGCTGAGGTCTAAAGGTGGCCCATTGGCACTACGGCATAATATGGCAGAACTGTAAAACCCCACTTACCCACTGCATCCTTCGGGGTGTGGTGGGTAACCCTTTATTTTTTTTTTTTTCGTTTTATCTCACGGGTCTGTTAATGCCAACCCGTTAAATTAAAGGAAGAGGTACTCCTCTGACGACAAGGAAGGACTTATGTCCCCTTAAGTGTTATCCCGGTCATATTTGAGGTGATTGACGTTTGTCACCTACCGTTTAATATAGTTTAAGTAGCGTTTTAGCTACGTTCAATAACTGTAGGGAGATCCTACATGTACCCTTAAGGGGTAATCTTGCTTATTTATTAGTCCTGAGAAATAATGACAATATCTGAGATGTCTTTAACAAGGTATTTTGAAAGATTTCTTGGAACAGCACTCTTTCAAAGTATCTTAAACAGCCCATCTGAGCAGAACAACGCTTGGGTGGGCTTAAAACTTAATGGTGAACTATGACAGATATAATGCCTCCAGGCTATGTAAAGCCTCTGCAGCGGACGAGGAGCAAGATAGCTAAAAGAGCTACGGATAAGATGAACAGCAGAGGTTATGATCCAATTGATGGACAATTAGATTTATATGATAGACTGATTGATGAAGACAGAGTTATGTGCGCGATACGTGACGGGAGTCTTGTGAAGATCACTCCTTCAGGTCCGACTCAAAGATATTCCTCTATGGCTCACGCGGCAATCCTGGCTCAGATCAACAAGTTGCATGGTGACTTACTGCGATTCGGTTATGCTCGTGTGTCTGAAACAGTGATCGAACAGAAAGCTGTGAGGAGTCCTCTTGTGATAGAACTTGAGGGAGATGACGTGAGGGTCATTAACGATGAGCAGGATTAAGCTTCATAAAGGACAGACACAGATCTTCAGGGCTCTCTTTGTGGAGATGACTAAGAAATTTGTGACTGCATGTTGCTCTCGGGGTTTCGGCAAGAGCTATAAGGCTGCTGTTGCCGCAACGACTGCCGTGTTTGAATTGATGGAGATGGATGAAGAAATTCCCAATAAGACCGTCTACATCATCGCACCTACACTTGATCAAGCTAAAGAGATCTATTTCCCGTTACTTGTGCATGAGTTTCACCTTGATGATTACTGCATAAAGCCGCCAAGCGCTGACACAGGTAAGTTTGACTTCGGTAAAGGTGTGACATTACGATTGGTGTCCTTTGAAGCCATAGAAAGACTGCGTGGCAAGGGTAAAAATACCTGCCCTTGTAAAATTCCGTGAATTCGGTGGAACTCCCTAAGGGACAATACCGAGCCAAGCTTATCCAGGAATGGATTTGAAGGTGTAACGACTAGGACATACGATCCAGAACGGATTATGAAGTCCATAGGGCTAAGCGGCCCGAAGCGCGGAAGCATCACTTGTGATGTATGATATAGTCTGATCTGCACGGCAACGTGTAGTAGTGCTCGCCAAGCACATGTGAGAAATTTTATGGAATGGAAAGAATACTCAAACTATTTTGTGAGCAATACTGGTAAGATTTTTAGCAATCATATCAATGCTGAACTTCAAATAAACACCGGTAGATATAAGATGGCTGATTTGCGTTTAAAAACAGGGCCACTTAAGATAGGTGTCCACAGACTTGTAGCTACTCTGTTTTTAGAAAATCCTCATGATCACCCTTGCGTAAACCATAAAGACGGTGACAAGCATAATAATCATGTTGATAATCTAGAGTGGTGTACTTATTCTGAAAACACAATTCATTCTTATGCCACAGGTTTGCAGACCATAGGTTCAGAAAAAACATTAGCATTGCTTAACGAAGAGGATGTAGTAGTAATACATCAGCGAATGCTAAATGGTGAGAAGGATCACATTCTCGCACGAGACTACAATGTCACTTCGGGTGTTATTTCGTCGATAAGACTTAATAAGACTTGGAAACATGTGACAAGAGAGGCTCTGCCACGCTCTGGAGCTAACCCTAAAAAGAAGCTTTCAGGAGAGGACATTCCGATAATCCGTGGAATGATTGCAGAAGATACGAGTGATGCTGCTATTGCAAGAGTATTCGGTGTAGCACGCGCTACAATAAATCAAATACGTCAGGGCAAGACTTGGCGTAATTATTAATTAACTTGGCGAGACACAGGCAGAGTATTAGCGGACTCTGTTGAACATTAATGGCGTATTTCGTTGTGTGTGATGAGGTTAGCTCATGGAGCAAGAAGCCAGGCTTTAAGGCTGCATGGGAAGGCATTATACAACCTATGATAGTGACACGTTGGCCTGTCCTCGGGAGAGCCCTGATCATAAGCACTCCGAAAGGTTACAACTACTTTCATGATCTGTGTATGCTGTCCAGAGAGGATCCCGATTGGGGTTTCTTTCATTTCACCTATCGTGACTCTCCCTTCTTATCTATAAAAGAAATTGAGAAAATCAAGAGCAGAATTGACCCTATTGAATTTGCCACAGAGTATGAGGCTGATTTCAAAGACTCAGGCAACTCTGTGTTCTACATGTTTGATCGTAACATACAAGTCCGCAAGATGGACTGGTTCGAGGAGAAAGAAGATGTCTACATCGCAATCGATTTCAACGTTAGCAGGCAGTGCACATCCATATGGCGTAAGATGGGAAACGAATTGTGGGCCGTTGACGAAATGCAAGGGCATCCCGATACAGAGACTCTCGCTATTGCCTTGGAAGAAAGATTTGTCAGCAAAGGACATGAAGTCTATGCCTTTCCCGACCCTTCCGGAAATTCCAGATCAACGAAAGCACCTGTCGGCACAACTGATTTCACCATCCTCAAGAAGCATGGGATACGAGTACTGGCTCACAAAGCCGCTCCCGGAATCGTTGACTCAGTTGCAGCCGTAAATGCTAAATTGATGACAGCGAAAGGTGTGACAACTCTTTGGTTTCATCCCCGATGCAAAGGTCTCATTAAGTCAATGGAGCGGACTGTTTGGATTGACAACAACAGTGACACGGCAAGTATAGATAAATCAGGCAATGATGAGCATTACTCAGATGGTGTTCGATATATATGCGAATACTTATGGCCCATTAAGAGAAGTGGTGGCAGATCGTCGCGAGGATTCGGATTCTGATGATTATTTTTGGCAAAGACATTCATCCAAGTGTCATAGTGAAAGTTGACAACGTAGAGCAGAGAGATGTGATAGAAATTGATCTATTGGCTTGCACTCTCACAAAAGCAAATACGGGTAGTACTTTTAAGCAAAGTGATGAGCCTATTGTATTGAAAGGTGCAATAAGCCTGGAAATACCAAATATCCATGTTGTTACACGAAAATGACCGTCGTCAATATAGACTCA